GAACCACCACCTAGGATACCACCAAGGATAGCACCACCAGCGGCGGCAGCCTTGTATTCCTCAATAGCTTCTGGCGTGTCCATAGGAAGCCCGGCCTGATAACGCTCAAGGACTTGTTGCCCTAGCTCAGTAGGAGTCTCAGTAAGCACACCCTCTGCAGTTCCTTTGGCAACTCGAGTAAATATACCTCCACCCTTTTGAATGGCCTCGGGGACAAATGCCCTACCAACTCTTGAAACAACAAACGCATTTAGAATACCATCCAGTGCGGATTGTGGGATAGCAGTCAATAGAGCGGCTCCTTCGTCCACCTCAGTACGATAGCCACGCTCAATAGCTTCCTTCTGACGCTCTCTGTTTCCTCCGTAGAAGAAGGGTAGCATCGCACCTGCGGCTCCCAAGAACCCACCAACAGCACCACCTATTACTGTGCCTGGTGGCCCTCCTAAAACGGTTCCAAGGGCTGCACCACCCTTAAAACCAGCATATCCACCAGCTAGACCAACTCCACTGATAGGAGCGGATTGAGCAGCCATTTCCGTGACGTATGGAACAAAGCCCTCTGACCTAGGAGCAAACCTACGACGGTCTTCCATCTGGCTTTCTTGCTCCTCTATAACGCTAGCACCTAGCTCCTCGAGCGTTTTGAGGTCAAATGTTTTACCAATACCTTCTAGAGCTGATCCAAAAACATTTTGTTCAATTGTATCAACGCCGATGGCTAGGTTACGGGTGACAATATTGCCCTCCCGCTTTAGACCCTCAGACAATTTGTCTTGGGCTAACGCTTGTAGCTGTTCAGGATTTAACTTAGAATCATGTTTAAAACTAAATGTCCTGCCAGTTCCTGGATCTCTGAATGTAGAAGTGGCCATAGGTATATTAGTTCTATTCTGCTTCTTCGTCTTCTGTATCTGTGCTTATTAATTCTACCGGAGCGTATCCGTATAGCTGGGACTGGCCTACGTCAGTTTGTAATAACTGTTGAACCAAGGGGTCGCTTACTGGCAGAACTTCATTCCTAAAAGTTGTATCAACAATCCGTCCGTCTTCAATTACCTTATCGCCCGGAAGGAACTCCCTTAGCTTGGTTATGTCACCTATGGTAGGACGTTTGGTTTGACCCGCTTTCATACTAGCCATCTTGAGTTGCATCATCAGTGATATGCTAGGCTTAGCTCCCAGAACATCAACAACAGGTTTTACGTCACTCATCTCAAAATCCTCTGGAAGACCAAAGAAATTAGCCTGAGCAGGATTTGATTTAAGGAAGCCAAATACCATCTCTTGAGCCTGTTTGCTCAGAGCCTTTTCTTTTTTCTTTTCTCCAGCAACTTGGATAGCTCCGCCAATGGTAGCACCTAGCTGGGCTAGTGTGTTAGCCTGTATCTCTGCGGCTCTTGCAAAGCCACTGTAGTCCGCGTTACCCAGTTCTGGTCGAATTGTTGATCCTGCTTGAAATGCCATACTATTTAATTTTTGTATTCATCCACTTGCGGATGATTGATTTTACGCGAGGCTTGTTGGATATGAACTTAGCGATTCGCTCGCCATACTTTATGTATAGATTACGGAGCCAGCTTGGTGCATCGTTCAGCATCCATTCGCGGAACTCTAGCCACTTAGGATTCTCAATGCCGTAGACCTCACGGGCTACCCAGCAAAAGAATCCAGTTCCGCTAGTCGCCATGCCGCCGAGGATGCTACCTGCTGCTCCGAAAAGACCAGAACTCTTAGAGGCATTAGCCTGAGCCATTGCACCTTGATAACTAACGTCCTGTCCACGCTGTTGCAAGGCCATATTAATACCCATGTTAGGATCAAATAGCTGAGGTCCCATAGGTCCTGCTGCACCTTGCTGTGCTTGTCCAAGCATTGATCCACCTAGACCAACAGCAGCCGAAGGACGACCTAAGAGAGTCATACCTACGTCACCTGCTAGCTGACGGTTCATTGCGAAGGCTGGCTGTGCGAACTGAGAGGTGTAGTCCGAACGACCAAGTGCCTCTGCCGCAATGGACGATGAGTCACCGATGCGACCCCTCGATAGACTTGCTTGCCTGGACCTTTGTTGTATGTTGCGTTCCTCTTCTGGAGTCAGTTGACCCAAAGCTCGACGGGACATGCGTTCTGCTATTGCTGTGCTAGCAGGATCAGCGGCACGGTAAGCCTCAACTACTTGAGGTGCGAACTCCTGTAATGCACCTACGTCGGACTCACGCTGTAATTGTAACTGCTCACGTTGTAATGCACCTGCACGACTTGACTGCTCTTCAAGAAGGTCAAACAGACCTGAAGTTTTCTCAAGGGTTGGTGACATCCCCTGCATCTGCGCTTCAATCTGTTCAATACGTGCCGCACGATCCTGACCCGGATCTCCAGCAGCTAATAGATAAGCGTCACGTTTTGCCGCCTGGGATTCGTTAAAAGCTTTGTTGGAAGAACTACTCCTAAATCCGCTAGCCTCTCTGTCGGGATACAGAGTATTAGCAGCATTTTCTAGGTCTTCTTGAGAACGTGAAGTGCCAGTCTCTTGACCAGCACGAAGTCCAGCAAGCTCTGCCTCGAGTCTTTGGTATGCGGGGTTAGCCGCACCACCCTCAATACCACGAGCCATTGTTCCGATGTCGGCAAGCTCCAGTGCGGTGTATTGCGGGCGATAGGTACGCTCTGCACCAATCAATCGCTCCTGCAATTGAGGGTCCGTGATGCCCTGAGCCGAGCCAAAGCTCTCCCCAAATAAGTATTCTCCCGATGACTGACCTGGGTCAATTGGCGGTGGTGCTGCTGGTGTGCTTCCTTTTCCTCCCATAATATTATATGCTTAGTATTCTGTTAAATAGTTTAGGCGTGTACTCCACCTTTGTGGGTTTTTGATTCCTGTATCTTATGCCCAATAGTTTCTTCTGCATAACCTCAGGGCATTTGATAATAAAATTCTGTGTAAGTCGTTTGAAAGTGTCGGTGCTGTCCGCGAATAAAAAGGCTAGGAAGATTGCGTCACCGTCCGGGTCATCGGCCTCCCAGTTCTGAACAAAAGTCCAGCCATCGTCCTCGTTGCAATTATACCACATAAATACACCCTGTATATTACCCTCTTCGTCCTGCTCGCACAGGAAGGTATGCTTGGCTAAATGATAGGCAATGAGTACCTGCATTCGATCCTCTGGCCATCCGGCTAAGACCTTCCCGTTCTCGTGTTCAATACAAAAGTCCACGACCTTATTTATAAAGTCAATGGCTTCTTTCTGTTCAGCATTTTGTAATGCTATTTGAACTGATTGCAGGAGAGGGTTCATTAGGCTGTGCGTTTCCACATATAGACGACGATGTATGGTTGGAGATTGTTGTGAGCGGAGCCTCCTCCAGTCGATGCCGTTGTTGTGGAAGCTGTTCCGGTATTATTTTCCTCATCCAGTATCTGTCCGCTTGCGACTGAAATCTGTAGGCTAGTGTCAACTAAAACATTTGATGGGTCTTCAACTCTTACATTGCTATTGTGCGTGTGGGCTGGAATTTCACCAGTAGTCAACGTGTGAGTCTTAGCACCACCAGTTTCCTCTGCTGTATCAAAATCTGTATCGGCTGCATCCAAACCTACAAGCACTCGCCCAGCACCAAATGCAGTCCAAGTTGTGCCACCAATGGCAGTTACAACAGCCGCTGAGTCCGCATAATTTGTTACCGTAGTAAATATAGAACCAATCGGATAGACCACATCTGTTAAAGCACCTGCTGCTATTTTTACTGCGGTCACCGCATCGTCAGCCAGTTGGGTAGTGCCTATTCCTTCATTCTTTACAATAATTTTCTTTGGAGTAGAACTGTCCAAGGCTGTGGTGCTGTCATCCACGGCTCCTGTCGCAAATGTTGCACTATCAACCAAGGCATTGAGGTTAGCTGCCGTGACCTGATCGCCAGTTGAAAAATCTGTTCCTTTTGATAAAATTGCCATTATTCTGCTTTATTAGTTGAACGGAAGGATATGGAACCGTCAGCTTCAACAGCCCTAATCTTTGGTCTTCCGAGTGTATTATTAATTGTAAATTGGATTCCGTAACCTCTACGGTTACCTATTCTACCACGGATGGACACATCCTCGGCCTCAGATAAAGTTGATCCCACAAAGTCACTGAGTTTGCCTAAAGTAACATTAAAATCCGGGTTCTCTGTCTCAGCAGATATATCACAGTTAGAAACCGTAGATGCTCCGGATTCAATGTGCATTTCAAATTGCTTCCAGTTCTTTCTTTCTAGATTACCAAGTGTGTATTGCCGAGTGGTCAAAGAACCTGGGACATTAATATTTTTTTCTGACCCTCCAATTTGTGTAATTACTCGGTCCACTCCGTCAACCCGTTCGTCTAGTTTCTGGACACCGCCAAGGTCATTGACTGCATATACTCCACGGGCATCGCCTTCACCCACAACTAGTAGGTTGGATACGTGGAAGTCCGCGTCATTGACTTGGTCAATACTTTCCCACTGCTTGTTAAGAAAGTTGTAAATTATTATAGCGTTGTTTTTGGTAGAATTGTCCAGAGGAACGGCTAAGAAGTATCTGTTATCAAAGTAAACGCCTACGGACTTGTCCCAATGCGCCTGGTTAATTCTTTGAATAGTTACGTTGATTGGCTCACTCAATGGAGTCTCAGTACCACGAAGGTTGTACTCATCAAAGAACTGAGTGCTGTAAACACCATTGTCGGACAAAAAGATAACCTGATTACCGACCTGTGTAATTGATTGACGGGCTACGCATCCCACTTCGTTAGTTAAAAGTCTAGTGCTAGCTGCTTGTAGGGACGTTGTATTAGTAATTAAGTGAATACTATTACGGTTGAACACCATTAGGTTGTCCTCGGAAAAGGAATGCAGTCCTACGTTAAAGTCAGCTTCACCAGCATTGAACCTGTACTGAGCATATATCTGGTCATAGGTGTCAGTGTCCAGGATGTCGGAGGCTATAACTTCATCGAGTATTCCTCGAGCGGTAAATGAATCCGTTGACGCATCAACACTAAATTTAAATGGCATGACTAGCCGACGTTGGTGGTATGCGGCATATGGGGGAGCTGGCATATGACTAAATCCAAGACCAACCGATACTCGTTTTTGCACAGTTCCGTTTTTATTTGTATCATCAGCCTTATCTGTAATAAAAGTAAAAGTCGTTGTACTCGGTATTGATTGAACAACAATAGTATCACCCACTTCATAAGTAGAACTACCCGCGCCAGTAAAGGTTAAAGTATCTCCTACCAATAAAGTAGCCACCGCCGCAGTGCTAGCTGTGGCTGTTGCTATGCCACTAGCGTAATCAATGTCAGTAAGTGAAAGGGGTATTGGTTGAGTATAAGTACCGCTGGACACCTTTGTAAAGGCTGGCGTGCCGCCAAATGAGCCGTCCCACTCGAGTGCCGTCTGGCCATCACGAAATATAAATACTTTGTTAAATGCTTGAAGCATGGATGCTGTAGCTGATACAGTCACTCCAGTCGGATAAGCAAGATCCGTAGTTGCTCCAGTAGCTATATTTACAGCAACCCCTTTTGAGTTCGACGCAAATATAATGTATTGACTGGCTGATGCATTTGGATCCGAGAAAGAACAGGAGCCATAAATGGCATTAACAGCACCATCATTTAGTATACCGAACTTAACCGTTGCAGTTCCGCTGGCCGTTCCGCTGTATGTTTGGTCAGCTATTGTAATCTGTGTGCTACTATTCTTTGTAAATGCACGGTCACCATTAACAGCAGGAGTAAGCCCGGATACGCCTGACACATTAACTGTTCCAGTGCTTGGAAAATTTGTAGCAGTAACATTCGTTAGAACCACAGCACCACCAGTCTGTGTAGCCGTTACCGAAGTATCATCAGCAACTAAGAAAAACGGAAGTGTAAGCGCGGACGCACCCGTGGACAGTGGGCTAACAATTAAGTCAATTCCCTTTCGCACCTGCGCCTCGCCCCTGCGGTCAGTCCTAAGATTCTGTGCATCAGCAAGCAGGCTTGGCGGCAACTGATCGGGTCGCATCCTATTATTGAAACCAATAAAACCAACATCTCCATCCTTGGCAATGCGGTCATCTAGGTTAGCGTATGTGCGGTATTCGGGCATTGATTAACGTCGTCTACCTTTTCTGGCTGGCTTTGGCTTTGGTTCATTTAGCTTATTACGAGCAGCTAGCTTGCCCTTACCCATACGGCTACCGCTACCCGATGTCTTTGGTTTTGTTTCATTTAGCTTGTTACGAGCAGCTAGCTTTCCCATACCCATACGACTGCCACCGCTCGATGGCTTTGATTTTGTTTCATTTAGCTTGTTACGAGCGGCTAACTTGCCCGTACCCATACGACTGCCACCGCTCGATGGCTTTGATTTTGCCGCAGAACCTTTTGGCTTGGGGGCGGTCTTTTTCTCTAAAGCAGCC